TTCTTACCATAACGAGCCAAATACTTAATAGCAGTATCACGAGATGTGGTACTCAAGCTACCTAACGACTCCCAGAAATCTACAGTCTGGATTTCTTTATTACCAACATAGTGTTGATCATATGTATTATCTATATAATTTTTAATTAAATCAATATTCACATCTTCATTATATTTGTAGTTCATCATACCCCCAGATAAGCATATGTGAGTTTATCAATATACTCAATGTTGTTTACAGCCATTTGTATACAACTAGTATCTGTTGTCTCAAATAAAAAATCAACCTCTTTTTCAAACTTACCTTCTCTGCGACCAGACGGCGTTTGATCAAATATCATTCCATTGAGGCCAAGCCATACAGCTGCAGACGAGTCCCATGTGTCTATATATTTACTAAATGGATTTAGAAACATAATTTCGTTAGGGCCATCTACCATACCAAGAAAGTGTACTCTCTGGTTGTTGTGTTTAATGTTTGACATTAATGGATCATCATTCATTTGATACATTAATTTTAAACGAGAACAAAACCGCTGTAATTTATTTCCGCTCTCAACATTATATGCAAGCGGAGCAGATAAGATTGATACACCAATATAGTCAATTAGATTGACGTTATTAGATGCCCATTTAAATGAGTTGATTAAATCTTGTACATCACCAGTCTCGCCTTGTGGTACAAAGAACGTACCAAACCCAGCATCGTGGTAGATAGGAGCCAATTCCTTTGCAGCCTCTATTGTTTTTTCTCCAGGCTCGCCAGGATAGTCAGACATTACAATCCAATCAGCTTTAATCTTTGATCCCATCTGCAGTAATTTTTCAGATGGATACATTGGCAACCCAGCTTTGTACATTTCAAATGCTGAGTTATCCATAATGATTTTACAATTGTATTTTTCTTTTTGCTCCAAATAATAGTTACAGTATTCCTCGCTTTGCTCAATTAAATGAGCTAAAACGAGATGAATACTGCGACCATTAGTTAGATTAAGATGTGGTATAGGAGCAATATGACAAAATTCAGCTATAGACATAATATACTTTCATTGTTGTTAATAATTTAGTCCATATACTGGCTTACATACTTATCAAAAACTTTTGCGTTGCCAGCACCATACTTTTTAATAAATTCTTGTTTCATTTGACCATGAGTCTTTTCTGTATTTTCAAGATTGTAGTATACCCAACTACGCATTGCAGAATCAGATGCTTCATTCATTTTATCAATTTTCTTAGAAGCCTTTGCAACACCAGCATATCGGTTATCTACCTTTTTTGTGGATAGACTCCTATGCCCACGTGCATCTGACGCTTTGCTCATGTATGAACCTAGTGTTTTGCGAGATAGCTCATCCACCTGTTCCATTTCTTCGTTAAATTGTTTGAATTTTTTCATTGGTTTACTCCTTTGGATAGAAGCAGCGAGCACCATTTTCACCATCCTCGCTTACCTCGATAGTAATATCTCTCCCTGGGTATTTATCATTTATTGCAATGTGAAGATCATCTGAAATCATCTCACACGACTTATAATCTAATTGTAGAGTACCATCAACATACATACTCTCCAACCATCGCTTAAATTGAATGAATTCAATATCACGATCATCGTGGAATACTTCAATCTCTACACGAAAATGGAAGATGTGTCGATGGGGATAGCCAAGAAATGATACGTCATACTCATCCCCAGTTGCTAACTTAGGATCAGTCAGTGCTGCTGGATACTTATGGATCCCTTCCTTTTGAAATGTAACCCAGATTGTTTTTTGGACACTTGGAAACTTTGTCATTTATAATACCTTCCATATATTTTTTGTTGCCCTTCTAAAAGTATCCTCTATTACTTTTGAATCAACATCAACAATAAACTCCGTGACACCATCAAAATTTCCATATGAACCCCTTGGATCACCAAAATGTTCCTCAAGGCTATAGTCGGGTTTCTTTGGAGGTACAAGCCCATTGAGAACTTGCTCAATTGTCTCAAGAACTAATCGAGCAACCTTATATTGTTGGTGGGAAAATTGAAACGAGTCAATCAAATCAATATTGAATCGATCATACTGTTCATGTTTGAAACGATTTGCAATAACAGATTGCGCGGGATATTTTGATATCCCGCGCTTATATGCAATATTGCCTGTCTGCTTATGCGTGAACTTTACCAGGTAGAGTAGCATTAAACTACTCCATATCCATGACCCTTCATGATAAAATTACTTGTACTCATTAGAGCCTTATCCCGAGACATTGTTGGCAGTGTACGAATCAATTGAGGATTAGGAGCACGTGCCTCTTCAACCATCTTAACACAATGCTGTTTAAACGCATCAGTAGAAACACTACGGTCTTCATACATTGCATAGAGTTCAATCTGCTGCTCTTCTTTAATTTTTGTACTGTTCATTTTCATAATATATCTTCCTTTTCATTTCTCATTGTACATACATTATATTTTATAGAAAAAAGGTCAACGATTATTTTAACAGGCAGCAACCTGGATTTTCACCTGATCCATCCATTCGTTCTTCACAGAAGGATTAAAGAATTGACCATGAACAACAGTAGTCTGCGTTAGGCTGTTGTGGGCCATAATTCCACGATTCTCACAACATCCATGAACAGCTTGAATATATACACCTACATCTTCAGTACCACAATGTTCCATAACTTTATCAGCAATCTGACGTGCAAGCTCTTCTTGTAATGTACCACGACGAGCTAACCATTGAGCTAATCGTGCATACTTACTTAGACCAATAACACGTGTTGATGGAAGCAAGCCAATAATACAGATACCTCGCACAGGTTGATGATGGTGAGAACACATTGATTTAATCTCAGTCCGAACAGTTAACAACCCTGTATATCGTGTAGCTGGATCATCATTAGGAAATGCTGTTACAGGTGGTTCTGGTTCATATCGACCAGACATGATCTCATTAATATACATCTTAGCCATACGGCGAGCTGTACCATGAGAGTTAGGATCATTTTCTCGATCGATAAGAAGACTATCAAGTACACCTTCAAATTTAACAGATAGTTCATCAATCAGCTTACTTTTTACATCGTCATCAATATATTCACTAATATTATCAGATGCCCAGAACCGCTTACCATCGCTACGCATCTGTTGTAGAATACTTTCACCAATAGATTTTGACATTTTCTCTCCTAGGCCAAACTTGCATATAAATGTATCTGTAAATTTAGGACACAGCCATGCTTCATACAGTACTGAGCAGTATACTCATGATTACGTTGATTATCAACCATATTTAACAAACCAGGTTCCCAAAAACTGATTACCTCATCCACAGTTGATCGCTCTTCTATTTCTATTCTATTCTTCCCAGAATTCCTCATCTCTTTAGATTTTTGAGGTTCGTCGTTGTAAATATTCATTGGACTAATGTACAATGGTCGCCCAGTCTCGTTTCTCCATTCGTGCGCCCAGTCAGGGATATCATTGTATGGGCTGTCAGGATCTGCACTCATTACAAATTTTAAACATGATGCAACTCTCAACGTATCAGCATTGGGTTTAATGTAACGAATAGGTGTGCCATTTTTTTCTAAACACTTAGGGGAAATTACAATTGTAGTATCAGACGGCAAAGGTTGACAGATAATTCCATTAGACTCTATCTGAGTATTTTGAAATACAGCATTCATTCTATCTAAGAATGGAACAATATTCTTCTGCAGTGAAGGTTCACCACCCGTGATTACAAGCACCATTTGCTTTTTACGATGTCTATCTTCTGTACCACTATATTGAACAGTATATGTCCAATCAGGTCGTTCCATATTAATAGATTGATAAAAGTCAGATATTGTTTGCTCTATCTTCGTATCAATCTCATCAAACGTCATCCAATCGCCACTATCAAAATACGTATCACAAAACGAGCAAGCTAGATTACATTTAGCAAGACGGATAAAGAAAGCTGGCTCGCCTCTATAAGGACCTTCACCCTGCAACGTCATAAACATCGACACTACAAACAAAGATCGGTCAGGTGCATCTTTAAAGAATGACTGACCAACTATTTCATTTTTTCCAAACATAATTAAATTTTCCAACAAGATTTACTTGCATATTAAGTTCCGCTCAATCAAACAGCTGTTCATTCCATTCGCGATGTCCTTCGCGGAAAGCCATATTAGACTGAGTCTCACGTACTTCAACACGATAGCACCACAAACGTTCTGCTTCACCTGGGCCCCACATATCTGGAATATAGACACCGTTGATATACTTATACAACATATCAGCTAGTCCCTCACAACCGAGACGAGGGAGGATTGTTAGTTTAGCCATATTCTTCTCTTGTAGCAGGCGAAAGGTGTCAATCTCGGGATCATCTGCAGCTACAAGAAGAGTGTGATCAAACTGGTTCTTAAGAATTTGTTTTAGCTCTTTCAGTCCGCCATAATCAGCAACCCAGTTGCGAACATCGAGTTCATTCGTTCCGAAATAGAACTTCATAGAGAATGAATACCCATGTATCAAGTTACAGTGCGAATCTGCGCGGAACTGCCTATAAGCACAGGGAAATTCATCCACATATTCTTTAGTACTCACATACTTGTAAGTTACTGGTTCCATTGTATTTGTCCTTTCTAAAAGATTAGATGTGGTTCAGTCTCAACATCTTGACCAAAGGCGTTCATAAATTCTGCTACTTTATCAAAATTTGTCATCGTTTATACCTGTTAAATCTAATTATAGGTGTAGATTCACCTTGACCAATTACCCAATTAACCTCAACGAGCGGCAGTTTTGTTAACCCTTCGCATAAGCAATCTCTGATTCTTTTTAGCTTGGGAGAGATGATAATCGTTAGCTTTGTCCGTAAATATAGCGCCTGAAAGGTGATCGTATTCATGTTGAATAATACGAGCACTGAATCCCGTATACTTCGTAGTTGTCGTTTCACCTTGAGCATCTGAAAATCTCATACGTACTTGTGATGGTCGTTTTATTTTAACAAATAATTTAGGATATGATAAACAACCTTCCTCATAATAAACTAAATCTCCCATGAAGTCAATAAGTTTTGGATTAAAAAATGCCATAATTGTTTCTTCATTGCTTGGATCACCCATCACAAAAATAGAAACAGAATGCCCACATTGATTTGCGGAAAGCCCCACACCATTTTTATTGATCATAGTCAATGCTAATTTTTTTGCAAACTCTTCAGGCTCCCACGTTTTACCGGAAAGATCGGTATAGTTATTATTAAAGTCCCAAGGTTGCGTTGGTGTCTTTAAAAT